GACGTTATAGTTGCCGCCAGAGGTGATGCTGTCGCCCGTGTTAACCCCTATACGAGTGTTAGATGTACCTGCGGTGCTTGTAGATATACTGGGCACAGATAGATCGGTAAACGCATCAACCATTGCAGCGCCTGATCCAGCACCATCGCTGTAAATCGCTTTGGTCTGGCCATTCAGTATGGTGATGCTTGCGCCAGATCCTTGGCTGATAATGATGCTCTGCGATCCGCTTGTTGCGTTCTCAATGAACCACAGCTTGCTGACCGTGTTTGGCCCTATAGTGATGGTGCAAGTTGAATCAAGAGTGCCAGTATATTTGAGGAAGAGACTGCGGCCCGGATCAGTAGACCCGTCAGCAATAGTAGTAGTGTGAGTATCAGCATTCGTCGTAATAGCTTCTGTCCCAAAGGAAAAAGCCTCTGCAATCAACTCAAGGTTGGTGTTCGTACTGGTTCCCCAAGTACCTGATTCATCGCCGGTAGATATCTCTTTTAGGCGTAGATCGTTAACGTAAGTTGCCATTTTTAAGCTACCTCATCCCAATTAGGGGTTTGACTGTCTGAAACATCAGCCCACCCAGGAGTCTGACTATCCGTTATATTATTCCAATTTGGCGTTTGAGCGTCATTTACTAGACCCCAAACATTAAAATACCCTATCTCCGCTGTTCCAGATACTCCAGTTACCCCAATAACTGCATCCGCAACAACTACATTACCAACCGCTCCAGTTGCTGCAACACCTGTTGGAACGATCGTTTGGCCCAGACCAATAGTGACTGTGCCAACCGCTGAAGTACCTGCCACACCTGTAACAGCAAATACTGCATCTCCTGTCGCAGTGACTGTACCAACCGCACTAGTGCCTGCCACACCTGTAACAGAAACATTCGCATCTGCGCTAATTGTGGCTGTTCCGACAGCCGAAGTACCTGCGACTCCAGTGACTGAAACATCCGCATCTGCGCTGACCGTAACTGTACCAACCGCTCCAGTACCAGAAATGCCAGTAACACTAACATTCGCATCTGACGATACAGTAAGCGTTCCGACAGCTCCCGTTCCTGCCACTCCCGTAACAGAAACGGTAACGCCCGTTCCTTCAACAATCGTAACGGAGCCAATCGACCCCGTTCCTGCCACGCCTGTAACAGCAGCATTCGCATCTGCAGAAACTGTGACGGAACCGACCGCCCCAGTTGCTGCAACACCTGTGACCTCAATAGGATCTGCTTGACCCCATGGGCCTTCGCCCCAAGTGCCTCTGCCCCATCCATTAAGGTCTGCCACATATTACTCGCTATGCGATACGAATAATGGCGTTAGACGCATCCGCTGTCGGGAACTGAATAGTAAAATCCCCTGAGCTAGATGTTTTATCTCCGCCAAAATCTAATGCACAAACAGAAGGGTCGCCCGAAGCACTGTCATTAAATATAAGAGCGCCACGTGCAGTGATACTGCTAGAGCTAAACGTCAGATCAGAAAAATCTGTTAAAGCAGTAGTACCAGAAGTTCTAGGATCTACCCTCGTTAGAGAGGCACCTTTAGCCGTATAGCCCGTACCAGAAACTTCATTGGACGTAGTATACGCCGTAGTACCTGCTCCTAAAGAAGCAGAACTTGTGTACAGCGCAAGATTAAACGTGCTGCCGCCTGAGTTTTTAAAGTTGTGCACTGCTTCCATAAGTTCTTTCTTAAAAGAAGTACACATTGCAGTCGTAATAGCCATTATAGACTCCTAATTATGTCTGCCATGTCTTTATGGCCTTGACGTTCCAATTCGGCAATTAAAGTTGTTCTATCACTTTTAATTGCTTCTTTTATATAAAAACTTACTGTTGTTTGTACAGATTGCTTAAACGCTTCAGCTTGTTGTGCGATCACTGGGTGGCAATCCCCCCCAACACTTATAATTCTATCAGAAGCAACTTTTGCCCAAAACTCAGGATCATGTCCTTTATCTGTAGTCGTTGTTACAAATACTTCGCCCATCTCCATCTGCGGAGCTTGAATCAACATTTTATTTATCCTTTAGAAATATCGTACCGATACTCGTCTCTTGAACCATAGCCTTGACCTAAGTTTTTAAGACCGTTCACCGCCTGCACAAATCGTTGCTCATATTGAGCTACTTCTTCTGGGACTTTAAGAAAAGTCGCAGCCTCCACTAAAGTGCCATACAACATCGCATCAGGGGCGTTATTAGAAAGCCATGTTGTCTCAGATCCCGAAGTCGTAGTCAAAGAGGCAGGACGATACTTATAGTGCAACTCAAACGAATAACCTTGGTCTGGAGTAGGTGCCAACATGAAAGTATTGTCGTCAAATAATGCGTAATACTTTGGGGTACCTGTTGTCGAAGGGTTAGGCGTATAGTCTCTGATAAAAGAAACGTGCTTATACAACAGGTAGCTGTACACGCTGCTAGAGATTACAGCTAAACTGTACGGCGCTAAAAAGTCAGTCGGCGTAGTTAAGTAAGTATTACTCGCAGAAGCAGCGCCTGTTACATTTTTTCTAAAAACTGGGAGTTCTACGGCTTTTAAGATCCGCTCTTCAGCTTCTTTAATAAACGTATCTAAATCAGAAACAAAAGTTGTTTCTGCAGTTTCACAGTAATCCTGTACGGTAGATTTTAAAGTCGCTAGTGTAAAACTCATGTTGTTTCTACCTCAACTTGGCCAATGCTGCCTGTTGCGAAGACACCTTCAAATTTATTTCCTATAGGGTCTACCACACTCAACGGCTGTCCACCAACATTTACTCCACTGGCGGTAGTGTTGCTTGGACCAGTTGTAAAGACGCGCCCTAGTTCAGATTGCGGTAACGGAACTTCTGGTCTTGCTTGTCGCAATGCTTCAGGATCGGACGTGTGGTGCGGTGGGTCTAGTTGAGGATGTTTAGGTTCAAAACATTCTGAACAGACTTTAAATCCTGTCCACTCCATACGCAGCTCAAGATACTTATATCTAAAGCCGCAACGATCACAGACACCATACGAATACTTACCTACCGCAAAGGCCATTAGATATATGTCCGTCTAGGAACCAATCGTAATGAACTATCGTCATCGTACTTAATAGCATTAACTAGATTTTGCTCATACAACGGCTGTAATAATCCTGCCTTTTCGGGATTTTTCTTTAACGCTAAATTAAAAGCAAGACCTGTAACTAGGCAGGGAAGAAATCTACTAGGTACGTCAACGTCGTCTACAGACGCAGAAATATCTTGAATTCGTTTCCAACGGTAAGAAATAAACTTGTCCGTAGAATTCTCAGGAGCAGGCCAAACGTATAGCTTAGGCGTGATCGTTCTTTCAAGATAGTATTGAGTAACCCTAGCTTGGGTTTCTTTATTGGGAATATCTAAATAGTCTCCACGATCTATACGATCTATCTGGAAATCTGTTTGAATCCCGTTTTGTGTCCTACGGATAACTGCGTCTAAAATATCAATATCATACTGATTTAAGTCGTAGGTAGTCGTCCCCTGAACTAAATCAAGGGAGACTTGTTCTACTTCCCAAATCTGGATACCTCGGTTAGACCAGTCTGCGAACATAATGTTCATAGACCGTCTAGCTGTTACCCCGTCATATCCGGTACGGTATTCTAGTCCAGCTAGTTCGTAGGCTTCTTCAATCGCATCTGCTGCGGTTAAAGTGAAAGTTCTTGTTCCTGATGTGGCCATTATCCATAGTTCTTCAGAAGTTCTAAAACAATCACATAGCTGTCGTTAGAAGATGCTCCAATGGTGGTCAGATTTATATCTCCGGTTTTACCAGAACCTGACGTATTCTTGAGTCCTCCAAAAGAACTAAAGTCCATGTGGCCATTACTATCTTGAGCTAACCCTAGCGCAATGGTGTCTGTAGTGGCATCAAATAAAAGTTGTACTTGAGTAAAACCAATAATTGAATGAGTCACTTTTTCTATAAGTACCCCACTACAAGCAGTTCCATCTTCTCTCGTTGCCAAACCACTAACGTCAATCTTAGTTACGGCATCTTCACCAGTACCGTCACTAAGATTGGTTAGTTGTATGACAGCTTTATGCGTACCATCAGAGATAGTTGTTGAAGTTACTGCATCTGCCATATCAATTTACTCCCGTATTAAGCGTCTGCAAACGGAGTGACGATAGTGCCTGATCCAAGAGTTAGCCCTTCTACTGCATATTTCGCACTAGCGATAGCCGTAACTCGGATAATACTTCCTGCAAGACCGCCTTTAGTGCTGCCGTTTAACGTAATTACGTCGTTAGAAGCTCCAGAAATAAAGGTTTTACCAGTTGCGTCATCTACGCCTGTGTAAACGCCTCCAACAAACTTATCGGTGCCGTCTGTCAAAATATCCATGTCAGTAGCAGCTGTTACAACTACAAATGTAAATTGAGCACCTAGATTATTTGTTTGATCTGGGGAAGTTGGGTCGGTAGGACTAGTTGTAACGATTGAGGGCAAAGTGAACTTGCCATCTGCATCATTACAAAGAAGAATCTTACCCGCGTGAGCTGCGACAGTTATCGTCGTATCTGCGGTCAGACTAACTGTAGCGTTAGCCCCTGCGTTTATAAAACCCGCCAAAGATCTGACTGGGCCAGCAAAAGTGGTCTGTGCCATTATAAATACCTCTTTACGAAAGGATTCGCCCTAGAGTCTTCGTAACGTCCGTCTGAGGCGGTCGCTAGGGCTGTTTTTTCTCAGATAGTTCGTTTATACAGGAGAAAAAGAAAAGGGGCAACAAGTGCCCCTTTCCCAGACGAGGATTTAAGCTCCTGGAGAGCCGAAAATACCACGCCAATCGGAGAAGCCAAAGCTGTATCGCTCTCTGGCCTTGTACCGAACATTACCAGTTTCGAAGTCACCTTCCATACTGGTCGATACAGGAGAACGCACAAAGTGCTTCAGACCGTTAGGTACGTCAGTCGTCAGGAAGAACGCATCAGTATCTGTTAGATAATGATTAACGGTGTATCCTTCAGGAACCATACCCATATTACGCAGTGCGTTGATATCGTTATCAGCCGTACCTACTCGTCCAGGAGTTTCCAGTAGACGATCTGCAACGAATTGCAGAGCGGTAGGGATAACTAGCTTACGCGCCTGAGCATTGATCTTTAGACCACGCTCATCTTCGAAAGCTGCGATATCGATCAGCGCCTGTTCCAGTGAGGTTTCGTTGAGGTCAGACGCAGTCGATAATTCGTTGCGTTGAGTCTCGTTACCTACTGTCGGGTGATCAGTTGCACACAGTTCTTTGCCATCACCACCAAGGAAACTAGAGTTAAACGCATTGTTCAATACGTTTGCACCCTTAATATTCTTGGTAGTCATCATTGAACGAGCGAGTGCTCGCGTATAACGAGATGACAAAGTGTCGTACAAGTTATCTTCAATAGCTTCTTCAGTCAAGCTGAACGCCAACGCGATAGTCTCGTGAGTGTACCGTGCAGTAAAAGATTCTTGCGCGGTGTCATAAGAAACACCAGAACCTTCAAACTTCACAGGAGCCTCACCGAAACCACTCAGCATTACCTCTTCTTCAAAAGCACGTTCTGAAGTTTCGGATTCGAAGATTTCTTCGTACTCAGCGTCGTAGCGATCATACTCTAGTCCGAAGAGAGCATGAAGGCCAGGAACCAGCTCTTTTACGAGTTGAGCTCTATTAATAGCCATTAGTTACTCTCCTTCGACTATACAGCGAATACGTTAGTTGGGAACGTAAAGTA